TGCTTTGCTTCCAGGTACTTCTCATGTTTCTTCTGTTGAAGATCCCTGTACTTCTGAAGGCGAGTTCTTAACTCTTCCATCTTTCTCCTTTTTTACTTTGGTAAAATCAATTTTTACAGAATCAATTTTACATTCTACAACTTCCCCTTGTGCGTTGGGGTCGGCAGCTTTCTTTACATCATCAAATCTTTCAACCAACTGAAAGTTAGCTTCGCCAGATTTAATTCTTAAATACTTAACCATTTTTATCTCTTTTGTCTATATCTTTTTTGTGTAGGTCAAAGGTCATATCATTATAGATAGATAGGTCGTGGTAGTTATCTGCCTTATAACCCTTGGTACTTCTGAATAATTTGAGTGTCATCATGAGCTGACCTACCTGGTATGGCTTTAATTTTTTTTTTAAATTGGGTGCTAATATTAAGGTAAATAGCTCTGCAAGTATAGTAAAATTGTATTCGTAATCGCCATATTCTTTTTCACGATCCGCTACAATTTTCTTCTTAATCTCTTTGTCTATGTCTGTAATTTTCATATTGTTTTAAAGGCATGGCAGAAGAAAACAAATAAAGAGGGAGCATTGCCATAGAAAGGGAAGGCAATATGATTCGCTGCTCTGAAAAAAACTTCCGCCACACCATTCAACTACAATTAATATTTGTAGTTAGGTTTGTTATATCCTGATCCTTGACCTTTTGCAAACTTGTTTGGTGCAAAAGATTGCTGGGGTCCTCTCGGCTTTCCAGCAGATGAACCAGTATTTGATGGTGTCAAGACAACATTGATAATTCCTGTGGGATTACCTTGTTCATCAAGATCATCAAATCCTGCTTGGTTGTACCATGTTTCTCCAATCTTTACACCTATTCTCCAAGTTTTACCTTCAGGTGATTTAGGATTTATTGGTGCAACAAAACTCGGTCTGTTATCTCCTTGTTGCTTATCTTGGTTGTGTACAAGTTTTATATATATCTTGTCTGTCATTGTGTAACTCCTCCTGTATTGAGTTGTGTTTCCTTAGTGCCATATAGATCATCTAATTGTCTATAAACTCTAAGGTGTTTTTTCATAGCAAGATTAAATGCGTCTTTGTATTTATAATTTCTAAGTTTTCTTAGTTCATAAATAGTCTTTGCATTTCTAATATCTTTTTCGATATTATCTATTGCCATGACATGATTGTCATCATGTTCTGTACCACTTGATTGTGGAATTTTGTTAAAAGGTTTAGCATTATAACCATCTTCATTATCTAAACCTGTTTTCAAATGTAAAGCATTTAGGTAAGCATACTTCTTTGCATAGCTCATACCATTACCTGTACCAAACTTATCCAAGTTTCCCATTGCACTACATCCATTGACATCAATATAGCTGTCAGGATTTTCAATGTCATGTATTCTCATTGAACAAGTAACAACAATAAAATTTTCGTGAATGGTATTGGTGTAATTACAAACAGGATACAATCCATTATTTAGTAATGCTTCCATTGCTACCTTTTGTACTTCATCATGTAGCAAAGGATTGAACTGCATACCTGGTACTTTTTTGCCTTTGACTACGCCACTTGCTTGACAAGCTGCTGTGTGTAGTTTTTGATATATATTTGTTTTCATGCGTCTAACCCCCATAGTTGTTTGATTTGTTTTTTTTGGTCGTCTATTAAATCCCTATAATAAAAAGGATGATTTAATTCTGGTGGTTCAGCAAAGGATGATAGCTTTTGAATATCCCCTTTACAAAATATAATTAGTTGCTCCCATGCTTTAAGTCTTTGTGTTAATAAATTATACTGCTCTTCTAAATAATCATATCTTAACAAATCGTGTGTATCATCAAATATTATATATTCGTTTTCATTTACATAAAATAAAAAAGGTTTTCTTTTTGTGCAATGATAATAAAAAGCAAGTTGGCTTATGTGCATTGGATCTGGTTCTGTTGGTAGCTGCGTGGTTGCCATGTAGTATTCATCTTTGCCTCTCTTTTTTTTTATTGTAGGTGGTTTGGTTTTTGCCTCACCTATCTTGTCATTGCTTTCATAATCTATACGACCAATAATATCTATGACCATGTCGTTATGTTTGGCAGACACATATCTTTCAGCGACTAACTTATCATTACCAAATATTTCTTTGACACACTTCTTCATGTTCTCAATCGTTGGATGTGCAAAGCTAATCATCATCTCTCTTGCTAGTTTGTCTTTGTCATCTACTGGTGGTGTGTTCTTATCTATTTCATCTAACTCTTGCTGAAATATATCGTCATAATTTTTGTTCTTTAGGGTAATCTTTTTATCCCCCTCAAACAAAACCTCACAAGTTAATCTTTGTGTTGTGTTATTAACTAAATTGCCAAAAGGAGCTTTGTATCTGATCAAGAATAGTCGTCTCAATTCTTGAGGCAGAGAATAGTTCAACACAAACCTAGTAAAGTTTTGACTTGAGGATGGACTCCAATGGTCTAATCCTTGACCACCATTGAAATTTTTAAAATATTCTTTCATAATTAAATTATTCCAAAAGCACCTAACATTATAATAATAAATATTATTGGCATAATGATAGTGCCTGGATAAAAATCTAATAACTCTAATATTATTTTTTTTGTTTTGTTTTTCATTTGTTTTCCTTGTTTTACAGATAATCTATTTGCTTGTCAAATCTTTTATATACTATATATAGATACATATAGTATAACAAATAGGAGGAAAATGACGTTAGCAGAATGGCGTAAAAAACAAGGCATATCTCATTACACGCTTGGCACTATGCTAGGAATTAGATCAATAAATCCTGCCACGAATAGTCAAAGATATTGCTTGGAGTCAAAAGAAAAAAGATTTCCTAAACCAAAGATGGTAAAGAAGATACTAGAGGTTACAAAAAAAGAAGTATCGCTTGATGATCTTTATAAAGCGTGGTGGAAGTATGAAGAAAGTAAATAAGTTTAAGTACAAACGAGTAAGATTGTATTGGCAGGATATTGTATCAAATCCAGAGTGGCTTACGCTATCTAAAGCAAAGGATCAGGTTTATTCTTGGTGTGAAGATACAGGTTATCTTCTACATAAGGATCAAAAGAAAGTTATTATATTTGCCTCGCATAGCTTTGATGATGATGGCGAACTAACAGTTGGCAATACTACAGTTTACCCACGATCAGTTGTTAAAAAAATAGAAGTTTTAAAATGACCCATGAAAAAATGTTTGAAGAAATAGGTTGTCCAAAAGAACTTAAAAAATGTCAAGCTGAATTGAAACGACATAAAAAATTTATAGAAAAACAATCTGATATAATACTTGCTTTGGAAAAAGATATAGAACTTAAAGATAATATTATATTAGTATTAAAAAACAAATGAAATTAAAATTACTAGATTTATTTTCAGGTATCGGTGGATTTAGTTTAGGTTTAGAATCAACAGGATATTTTGAAACAATAGGATTTGTTGAAAAAGATAAATTTTGCCAACAAGTATTAAAGAAAAACTTTAAAGACATACCAATAGAAAGTGAGGTTCGAGATGTCAAAGGAGATAGATACGCAGCAGACATTATTACAGGAGGATTCCCATGCCAACCATTCAGCGTTGCAGGAAAGAGAAAGGGAACAGACGATGACCGCTACCTCTGGGATGAAACTATTAGGATTATTAGGGAGTGCAAACCGAGGTGGTTTATTGGAGAAAATGTTGAAGGCATTATTAACATCCAAGAAGGCGTGGTCCTCCGACAGGTGTGTGATGACTTGGAAAAAGAAGGTTTCGAAGTCCAATGTCTTGTTATTCCAGCTTCAAGCATCGGTGCGTGGCATCAAAGGAAAAGAGTTTGGATTATTGCACACTCCAACAGCAACAGAGATATGCATGAGATCACCAGAAGCAATGGAGAAGAGAAAGAAATACCGGGAAAGCATAGGCAGAAAAACAGTTCCACCTGGAAATTTATTAGAACAGATACAAATGAAGATGTACCCAACACCAGCAGCGAGAGATCACAAAGATTCAACAGTAAGCAAGAGCCATCAAAACAGAAACAGCGACAGTTTACCAATAAAGATGATGAAGATGTATGGAACACCGAAAGCACAGGATTGCAGAGCAGCTTTAACAGACAGGGGGAAAGGGAATTTTGGGGAACAAGTACACCAAGAGAACAATGCCAAAGAACATGGTGGCAGATTGAATCCGGAATTTGTGGAGTTCCTCATGGGTTATCCAAAACATTGGACAAAAGTAGAGCCAACAGAATAAAGTCTTTAGGTAATTCTATTGTACCTCTTATTGCAAGAGAGTTAGGTTTAGCTATTATGAAAGCAGAACAAGATGGCTAGATGGACTTATGCTTTTTCAAATGGCAGCTATAACGATTTCCATCGTAAATATGACAATATTGCCATGATTGATATTGATAGTATTGAATGTTGTCCTGATTGCTACGAACCACTTGCTATTCTTGAGACTTGTTATGATAAAGGACAGAAATATAAAGCTACAACCCTGGTAAACATAGTCGCTAAACGCTTAAATATACCCTGTTTTTTAGTGTTCTATAAAAATTTGACCCCAACTACCCTAACCTTTAGGATCAAGCGTATAACAAGCTCTGAGACAGAGTTTGAGGTAATGAACGAGCAGCAATGGGTGTCAATCTTGCTAGACCTACAAGCCAATCACAAAAAGGTATGTAAGTATGAACGTAAGTAGAGGTTTCTTACATATTACCTACAAGATTTACCACCATCTTGATAAGTTAGAGGGGGTTCATAAATCAAACTGCTTAAATGTTTTCTTGTCTGTTATGAAATATGCTTGGAAGAAGAATGGATATGAGGCAAGATTAAGGCACGAAACTATACACAAAGACACAGGTTTATGTAGGACTACGATCAAAAACTGCTTATCCACCCTTAATAAATTAAATATTATTAAATCTTTTAGAGGTAAATCTGGTAAGACTTATATTGTAAATGAGGTATTTTTAAGAGCTGAAAAATTATATGAACCAACTAAGATAGCCACGAGAATTGCACAAGATAGCCACGAGACACCTATATTAGTAGATACATTATCCATTACTATAATAGATAAAATAATTAGTAAGAATAAAGGTAATCTTGATGATACAATAAATGAATTAGCCACTCTACCCCTGCCTGAATTAGAAAATGATTCTAAGAATGTCTACTATTGTAAATTAGCTATTGAAAGAAAAAAGGAACTAGCTCGTCAAAAAAATTTAGTAGATCCAAGAATAATACAAAGGGAACTAAAGAAGATTACAAAGGAAAAGAACTTCGCCTATAAAAGAAAGAAAGAATACAATATCAGAAACAATTTAGATTATAAAGGTAATCCCATTGGCAAAGATAAAGATACAATGTGAAGCAATAGCTCGTCATTCTGGAAAAAGGTGTAGGTGTAAAGGGTACTTCACTCCAACGTCAAGACGTATGCTTTGTACTTACCATAAAGCCAGTAAATCCTGGAACCATAAGACCAGGAAATATATGGGTTTATACAGAAACAACAGAATAGATATACAATCCAAGATTAATATGTTAAAAAATTTAAAAAATTTTAAGTCCAAATCAGAAGATGAAATTAAAAGATATATCCAAGACCAAGAACAAAAGTCTAACTCTGTCAGATACAGAACAAAATACTATACTCGCAGCTACAATAGATGGAGAGTTAAGCATAGACGTAGCAAGAAACTTACGCATCAGCTTGATGACTTTCTACAAGTATTTAGAGCAAAATCCAAAGTTCAAAACTGAATATGAGAAGGCACAAGAAATAGGGATCAAGACACTTGTTGAAAAGATGTTAAAAATATTTGATACTGACCCATCATCTATTGAACCAAATGAATTATTATTTTTAAGAGAGAAGAAGGACTTTTTAAAATGGTTAAGTCCAAGACTATCTTCTATGTTCCAAGAGAAACAGAAGTTAGATGTCAAGCAAGATACAACGCTAAATATTAAATGGGAAAGTGAACCTGATATGATTGATGTATCAGGGGATATAACAGACATACCCCCTGATAGTAAAGATTAATTAATATCTTTTCTTATACTATCATCTAAAGATTGTTTATCGCTTTCTATTGGCATATAAGAATAAAGTTTTTGTTCGTGTACTATCGTTTCTGGTCTTGCTACTTTTAAATTTGGATAAAAGTATTCCATGCACTTTAGTATTTCTGAAACACAAGTAACTCCGATCTTATCTTTTCTGTAAAGACCATCAATACCTTCTGTTTCTAAAACTTTTCTTATATCACCTAAACACCAGAAACCATGACCTTCTAAAACATGAGTCATATATGCTTTAGAATTTTGCCAATCAATTAAATGCGTTCCAATATTATCTACTTCAGATGTTGTTAATCCATCTTTAGATAAATATTTTTTTGGCTTGTGAAATATAGTCATTTTTTTTTACCTCTCTTTCTTGTTTTTGTTTATAGTTTCTTATGATTGTCTTTGCCATAACTCCATTGGCACTCATAAGATTTAAAAAAGTTAATCTTGCTAACTCCCTTAAATTTTGTTGTTGTAGTTGTTTATTCATTTAAAAAATTATAGCTCCAAGAATAAAAGCTGCAACAGCAATTATTATTTCTGTTCTATATAGTAAACTCCAGGATAATAGATCCTGCTGCCATTTTTTATTATTGATTGTTATTTGTTTGCCAAATAATTTAATAATCATTGGTCCTCGCTTTCTTTTTTTAATTGACTTAAATTAAATATAATTTTTATTAAATGTTCATCATTACTATAAGGATTTGTTCTATTTACAAAAACAAATGGACAACTTTTTAACCAATCATCAAGCATTTGTTTTCTTACTTTTTTTAATTGTTCTATGTTCATATCACACCCCCCTTCAATTCAATTATTAATTGTTCTATTTGTGGTCCATGTTTTAAACCTAGATATATTAAATAAAACATACCTAGGAATAAAACATAATCTAAAAAGTTAAGTATATTTTTAATCATTATGCGACCTCGTATAGTTCTTGTAAGTAGTCGTCTACTCCCATTTCATCTACAAATGGTGCTTTATATCTATCGGTCCACCAATAACCCTCAACTTCATTCGTTTGTGTGTTTATCCATATATTAGGACCACCGAAAGCTACCAATACTCTAGCACCCTTATAGCTTTTATCATTATGAATTATCCATTCTATATCTAAAATAGAACCTTCATCAAAATAGTCATAAGCACTTATTTTACCTTTTGATATTTCGTTTGCTATATGCTCACAATTATTTTTTAATTGGTCCTGTGTTGTGTCTTTTTTTTTTTGTGTTTGCATTGTTTCCTTCCTTTGTTTGTTTATATCCATAATGTATATTATTAATTAAATGTCAATCCTAAAAGTATAATTATTTTATTTTTTTATGTGTGGTATTTATGCAACATTAAACAAGTTTTAATATTGATTGTGTTATATTTGCAACATGTTGTAATTATGCAACACCTGGTAGTTTATAATGATTCTAAAGTAATTTAATTAAAAATAATACTTGCAATTATATAAATTGGATATATAAAGAGATTAAACAAATAACAAAGAGGTAAACAAATGCTAACTAAAAAACACTTTGAAGCTATTGTGAAAATACTAGCTCAAAATAAATACAAAGAGCATACAGATATTTTAAGTGATTTCTGTAATTTCTTTAAATCTGAAAATCCTAATTTTAGTAATGAAAGATTTTTAGATAAATATAATAAACTTACTTCACAAATAGACGTTGAAAT